GGCCGCATTTCTTATAGCTCCACTGAGTATACTGCCGATCTGCAGCAGTTCTCGGTGCGTACCGACCTGCTGAACATTGTTAAGGACCTGCGCAAGCGTAACGTCCCTACCTTTGCTGATGGTCTGTATCGCTGTATTTGCGATCCCACTTTCATGATGCACCTGCGTCGTGACCCTGATTTCCGTGAGATCGCCCGTTACGCTGGTAACCCTGGCCAAGGCATGTACATGGGTAACCCCATGCTGCCTAACAACGCCAGCTTCTACCAAGGTCCCCAAGCTGGTCAAGGTTACTTCCTGGCTGGCGAACCTGTTATGCCTACCGGCGTGCAGTTTGAAGGCGTCAAGTTCTTCGAGTCGACCAACTTCCCGACCAAGAACGTCAACACTTCTTTCGACGGCACCGGTGGTACCTACGCTTCCAAGGAAGTGGCTCAGGGTTATTTCTTCGGTCCTCAAGCTATTGGCGTGGGTATCGGCGGCCCGAACGCTCAGGTGCTCATCAACAACAACGATGACTTCAGCCGTTTCATCATCCTGATTTGGCAACTGTACGCTGGTTTCGAGATCCTCAACAAGGACTTCGTGACCACTGCTTACAGCTTTGTGCAAGATGACGGCACTGTTTGATAACTAACGTATAAAACACAACATAGGAAAAGATAAATGACCTATTTGTCCGCTAAAAAAATCTTCCCAGGTAACTGGGCAGAACCTCTGAACGGCTGGTACAAAAACATCGACAACAATGGCGATGGTACCAATGAAGGCTCTAAGGGCGGCCCCACTTCCGTGCTGGCTCTCCCTGGCTACCGTTACTTCCAGCAGCGCGGTTACGTGCCTGTTACCGCAACTTCCGGTAGCGGTCCTGTGGCTGCAGCCGATGTGATCGTTCCTTCGCCTTACCGCCAGGACGATACTCGCCCCGACATCACCGGCATGGTGATTTCTGGTAGCAGCACCCTGCCTGCTTATGTGTACCGCTCCACCATCTCCGTTGCTTCTGGTTGGGGTGATGGTCGTGTTTCCTCTGGTGTTTATGCAGCCACTGGTAACGTGATCTCCTTCGGTCGCAGCAATGGTGGTAGCCCCACCGCTGCCTCCGGTATTGGCGAAGGTGTGATCCAGGCCAACCTAACTTCCACCGTGTCTGGTACCCAGGCTGGCGAGATCTACTTCGCTGCTGGTTCCGCTGCTTACAGCACCAATCCGTTCCTGATTGCATCCGGCGCAGCCGGTGTGACCGCCGGTAACGTGAACTATGCTGCTACCGCTGCCACCACCCTGAAGGTGTTTGCAAAAGAAACCGCGAATAGCACTGCTACTTCCGGTGGCTTCTACATCTCCAGCGGTGATGCAAGCGGTGGTCGCGTTGGTTACCTCGTTGTTGAGTGCTGCTACATCCAACCTGATGAAGCACCTGGCTACGAAGACATCGATGGCTACCTCCTGGGCCGCACTGTTAGCTGATTAGGTTAAACTAAGACCAGTAAGTAACTGGTCTTATGTCAACCACTGCGGCAATGCTTTATCAGCACAAAAAAACAGGTGCAAGAGTCAAGATTGTAAGCGAATGGGATAACGGCGACTGGTACATGGTCGAAGATCAGGACGGTCGCCTTTATACCGCTTACAGAACTGAACTTACACCTGATGAAGCTGCTACCAAAACGGTAAAGACGCTTCAAGTAAAAGATAAAGCTGCTCAGGAAGAGCCACGTACTTTCCCCCCGGACAACCGTTTAAACATCAATTCAGCTACCGCCCAAATGATCGCTGATCATATTAAGGGTATTGGATTGAAAACAGCCCGAGAGATTAAAGATCTTCAGATGTCCTTATCGGGTGAAAGGTTCAACAATCTCGAACAGTTAAAACAAATCAAGCGAGTTGACTGGGATGCGGTGATTGCTGCGGACCTGATCAGGGTTTGATTACTCATCTCCACACTATGCCCCTGGGAAACCAGGGGTTTTTACTTTTAGAATGTAGATATGGCAAAGATCACGCGACTAGGGCAGCTTGGATCTACTGGAATTTCTTCCGGTCCACATTTGCATGGCTATGTATTAAACCTTCAGACCAATCAATACGAAGACCCTGGCATTCATCGCAGTAAGTTTTTAGGTGTCAGGGTCGGACCTAATCGAGTTCCTAAGTATATTCCCGATGAAAAAGGTGGGTTGCAATTAAATCCAGCAGCCGGCCTTACAATGACTTCTGGTTTTGGTCCCAGGAATACAGGCATCGCCGGTGCTAGCACGTATCATCGGGGTAGAGATTATGCCGGTGCAGAAGGGACTGAGATTTTTGTAGAAGGAGATGTCAAATTTAAACCTCGCCCCAATGAAGGTGGTTACGGTAATTTAGCCACCTGGACAACAGAAGATGGAAAATATGAGCTTGGTTATGGTCACATGAAGACGCTAGGAGAAGCTTCTGACCTCACAGGTAGCAAGGTACAGGATCCATCAGGTGCTGGCACAGATCCCAAAGAGTTTTTAATGGGTTACTTACTTGGCACTGGTTTTGCGGGAGAACCGAAAGAAAGCGGTGCAACAAAAATGAAACGTGAACTTGTCCAACAATTATTGCAACCCGCCCAAACAATCAACCCAATGCAATTACTGGCAAGCTTTCCTAATCCATACGCCGTTTAATTCACTGCATTTATAATTGAGAACATACGGAAATAAGCTGTGCAGCTCAGCGATTTTGACAAGAGTAGAGTCAGGTATCACCTAGGCTACTTCACGGTTTCCGTGCCGGCGGGTGACTATGCCCGACTTGAAGAAGCCATGAATACCGTTCCGGATTCATACTTCTATGACAAAATTGCTATCCAAATTGGACGTTGCGACACTGCTGAAAAGAGGACTGAAGTTGCTACTTCACCTTCTACACGCATCGAAAACATTGCTGGTGACGTTGATCGTACGATCAGATCCAGTAATGCCAAAGAGGCGCTTAAGGTTTGGGATGAGATTTATCTCTACGAAACCAACCGTTTAGCCGGCATCCTTTACGTACCTAACTACAAGGATCCGTTCCAAGCCAGATATCGTTACGAACGCTCTGGTGCTGAATTCATCCAGGCTTTACCTGGTCCTGCCGACACTGCTGTTGGTTCTCGTATCTATTTACATGAGGTTTGGAGGTAATTATGGCAATTCCTGGCGGAATGATGGACCGTGTTATTCAGGCACGCAAACAACAGCCTGGCTATAACCCGAATATTCTTGGTCCTCTTGGTCAACTTATGACTGGTGTAGGTAATTTAATACAAGGACGCCCTTATGGCACTAGTTTTACCGGAGTTGGGAACATCCCCCCTAGCGCAAGAGGGGAATCATATCGTCGTGCCGAATTGCGTTTAGCAGATGCAGCACGTCCCGGCGGAGGTGGAGGAGGTGGTGGTAACGCTGGTTATTCAGTGCCTAACTTTCGTCCCTTTGGTGGCACACCAGAAGAACGTGCACAAGCCGCAGAGACTTCTCGTGTTGCTCAGTTAACGGCTCAAGATCCCGAGCTTCAACGCTATGAGGCTGCTCGTCTAAAAGCTGTAGCACCTGGCGCAACAGCAGAACAAGTGCAGTCTGCAGAAGATATTGGCATGCAGATGTGGGCAAAAGCTAATCCCACCCTTGCCGCCGAAGTCAAGGCCGGACAGTCCGGCTACGAAGCAATTCAAGGCACTCTTGCCGGTAACATGGCGCGTGCAGGACAAGGCTTTGGCATCGCCGAACAACTTGTGCCAACACCACAAGGTTTCCCAACACAAGTCCCTGGCTTGCCGACAGGCGCTGGTTACTCCACAGGCTTTGGTGTAACCTCTAACCTTGCCCCTGGAGCACAGACGCCACCTCCTTACTCCACGATTAAACCAACATCTGAATTGTCAGGTTTAGGCGCAGCTCCCCTTGGTACAGCTACAACATCTGTATTTGGTCAGCCCAATGTAATGGATGCTGCTAAGTTTGAAGAGCTTCTTAAGTTAGTCAAGAAATAAAACCCTGGCATTGCTTAGCATGTAAGCCCAACCTACTGGACACGAATCTTTGATTCACGGGGGCCAGTGTTGTTGCTTTAGACCAATGATCCTTTGTCCCAATTTTGTTAAACGCCTCACGACCAAGCTCAGTCTTGTTGTTGCATTACAAGCTGTTTTTATCCCTGGTCTTAGAGCAAGTTCAAATTGGGTAGGAGCATAACACCATGGCAGATCGTTCCTTTTACGAAAAGTTTAGACAAACGCCGGAAGCGCAAGGTCTTTTGCGTATGTTGCGTTTTGCGGAAGGAACAGAACGTGGTGGTCAAGACTCATATCGAGTCATGTTTGGTGGATCGCTTGCGCCAGATCTCAAGCAACACCCAGACAAAGTAATGAAAGGAAGAAGTACCGCTGCCGGTGCTTATCAATTCCTTACACCAACCTGGCAACAACAACAGAAGAAACTTGGCTTAGGCTCTTTTGGTCCGGTTGAGCAAGACATTGCTGCACTTGATCTTGCACGCCAACGTACCATGGGTCTTGGCGGCCTTTCTTATTTACAGAAACAAGGTTTAACACCTGAGTTTGTTGCTGCTCTTGCACCTGAGTGGGCGTCACTTCCTACGAAAGAAGGCAAGAGTTATTACGGTCAACCCGTTAAAAGTTATTCTGAATTACAGAAAACCTATCAACAAGGAAGGCAACCTCTCTCCGGCGAACAAGCACAAGGAGCAACCACAGGGCAGGAAACATCTTCTACCGGTTTCCTCCAAGGCTTCTTATCGGCAATGGAGGGCAGTAAACCAACAGATAAATCTTTTGGTGAATTGTTTAAAGAACAGTTGGTAGGGGAGCTTTTGTTGACGCCTGCACAACCTCTTGCTATGAACCCATTTCAAATGTTGCTCAACATGAGTCCATATGGTTAAACCACGTTAGAATTGACGAATCAGTAAAAGCGCAGTAGAACATTGAGCTCGACAGCAACCAACAAGCAACCTCTGCTTATTGATCGGCCGTTATTTGATTCGGTTCGGGTAACAACTCAAACTGTTGGTAGTTCTACTGCCAATACTCTCTTTGTACAAGGCGGACAAGCTCCATCGATCTTGGTGGATATGGACGCGGCTCTGCAAGAAGATAACAATAGTGGTGGCGTTGTTGATTCCATTACTATCAGTCGTAATGACTTTTATCGTGGCCCAGATTAC